AAAATTTCCCAGTAAAAAAATGCCTGAAAAAGTCGATTTTAAAAACTACGACCAGATCCTTGATAACTTCGACGCCTTCTGCGACGAGTTTGAGTCAAGGGCATCCGAATCATATCAAAGAGGTGATCAAAATGATGGAAGAGTCCAACAAGCCGCCGCAGAACATGGAGAGGGTACTCCTGAAGCTGTCCGAGAGGTTGACGAGCCTGGAGCAACGAGTGGCAGCGTTGGAACGCCCTACGTTGATGTATCGTCGTCCCCACTCATCTGATCATGAGTCTCTCTCAGACACTCTGGATTTTCTGCACAATAACGTCGAGGGACTTAAGAAGGACTTAGGAAGAATTGCCACTTCAGTTTAAATGCCGATTACCTTAGTTGCTACCCCCGAATGTATTACACCCCCGACAGGTCCCTTTGTGTTGAAACCTGTCCCGACTGTGCCGTTGTACTCGACTGAACCGAGAACTGCACAGAACCCTATACTATATGAGACGATTTCACCGTCACTGACAATCATTGCACAGTCTGATGCTCAGATGTGTCCTCCTTTGTTATTTCCGAATTTAATTACGAGTGTTGCGATATTCCCTGGACAATCTCCCAACAGTGGCACTGGTTGTTCTATCATGGGCATGTCGTCTATTGCTGACGGTACGGTGAATAATTTACCAGAGTATAATTTACCTGTGTTTGATGAACCTTACATGTCGTATGGTTCTATTGCAGGGACACCAAGTATTACGAAAACCTTAACAACACCTCTGCAGGGTTTTTATGGGGAAAAGTATTTCTATGACTCTGAGTATATCTACGCATCCTTCTATAGAGACTCACCAGAATTTGACCCTATTAGCGGGAAGGCGCCGACTTCTCCGACGCGAACGAATCGGTTAACCTCTATGAACCTGTTAAAAGGGAAGCAAACGATAAATTTTAGTGAAATAGGTAGTGATGTACAAGAAATTGGTAACAATTTGTTTACTGGAGCAGGTACTCCTATACTTTTAGACGATGTTATGCCCGATAATTTGAGTGGTGTTGCCACAACTGGTACAGATTTCTTACAAAGTTCTATAGGTGAGTGTTCCACATGGGTGAAATGGCGTCCTTCCTACATTCAAACCATGAAATATTACTTTTGTGTTGTTGTAACACACACTTGTCCACCATTTACAACAACATTTCAGGGTAGTATGGAGGTTCAGAACAATTGGTCACCCCATGGATCCAGATTAGAATACTATATACAGCAACAAAAGGGATTTTTAGATGTCGTTTAAGGGAATGAGTCGTCAAGGCGACATGACAACAGGGCATGGATGCTATTCACCTGTCATTGGTGTGTCAGCATCTCCTAATGTAAAGATAAATGGACGTTTTGCACATAAAGTAGGAGATACATTTACACCTCATAGTTGTGGAACTGATGTTCATAGTGATGTTGCTACTAGTGGTAGTTCAACTGTACTAATAAATGGGACTGGAGCAATGCGTTTAGGTGATTCTTTAACACCTGGTGGCACCATGGCAGGTGGATCATGGAACGTTTTTGCAGGATAAGAGATTTTATGCTATAATATTGGAGTCAAATCGATTAAAACATGGCAAAAACAGTAAAAGTGGGTATTAGTGGTGGTGACTTTATAGAGTCAAAACCAAAAAAGACTCGTCAAGGGTCTAGTATGCACACAAAATTGAGTGCAACATCACGTAATGCAAGAAGAAAGAGATATCGTGGTCAAGGAAGGTCATGAGTGAACCTATCACTCCAGAGTCAAGTGCAAGAATATGTAATCATATGAATGATGATCATCAAGATGCAGTTGACTCTTATGTAAAGAACTATGGTACATCTGCAAAGATGACTAAGTTAACTCCTAATTCAATGGAGATAACAGTAGTGGTTCCATTTGATCATGTCTTGCAAGACTGTTCGGATGCTAAGAAGACATTAGTTAGTATGATTAAATAGTACATCCTTTAAAAAAGCAATGGTGATTAAAGTGGACAAGTCAGAAGGCTTTATCAAAAGTGGTAAAACTCTTATCACTGAAGTTCAGAGTGACCGCTATATGCGGAAGCAAGGAAAAAGAAAAGACGTACAAGAACAAGAACTCTTTGACAAAGAAGATTATTGCGAAGGTGAGTTTATACCAGGCTTTCACGACTAGTGATAAATAGAAACAGCCAATGCTGTGTCTAAATGCCCACCTTTCAGACATTTAAAGATCTGAGTATTACGTTTAAGAAACATCCTGTATCAGATGATCTAGTACAGGTGAAAGATAAGGCAGCTATCTTTCAATCGATAACTGCCTTGCTTATGACTAATAAAGGGGAAAGACCATTCAAACCTGATTTGGGGTCTGGCATTAGAGAATCATTATTTGAACCATTGGATTATGCAACTGGTGGTTTAATCAGAGGACAGGTTATTGATTGTATTAATAGATACGAACCAAGAATCTCTCTTGATAATGTAATAGTTGAACCTGATGATTTAAACAATGGATACAATGTAGAGATCTTCTTTACTATTGTAGGAAGAGATGATACACCAGAGGCAGTAGAATTCTTCTTAGAGCGTACACGATAATGCCTTATACACAGGTTGCCAACTTAGACTTTGAAGATATCAAAGCATCTCTTAAAGATTACTTAAGAGCACAGTCGGACTTTAGTGACTATGACTTTGAAGGTTCTGCTTTAAGTACCATCATAGACACACTTGCCTATAATACCTATTATACGGCGTTTAACACTAATATGGTAGTCAATGAACTATTCATTGATTCTGCCACCTTAAGGGACAATGTAGTAGCGATTGCGAAGCAGTTAGGGTACAGACCCAAATCAAAGACTGCACCTACAGCATATATCTCTTTTGATGTAAATTATTCTCAAGCAACAAACGATAAAGAACTCCTCCTGAAGAAAGGAACTGGTTTTGTTGCCAATTATGATAACACTCTATACAGATACGTTGCCCTAAACGATGCAACAGGGCAAGTAGCTAATGGTGTTGCAAATTTTACTGATGTACCTGTTAAGGAAGGTGCATTGATTACAGACACTTATACTATTAATAGTGCTTCAAAGAATCAGAGATTCATTCTTGATAACCCAAATATCGATAGCAATACAGTTCAGGTAAAGGTATTTCCTACTGGTAGTTCATTTAATGAACCATATTTGGTAGCAGATAACATTTTAAACGTTGATGGTAATTCAAAAGTCTTCTTCCTTGATGAAATTGATGATGACAGATATGAAATTATCATGGGTGATGGCACTTTAGGTAAGAAATTAGAGAATGGTGCCAATATGGAGGTATCATATCTTGTAACAAATGGTCCTGCATCTAACAGTGTACGTACATTTGTCTTCAGTGGTGTCTTAGAGAACCCAGAAGGGGTCACACCACCTGCTTTTACCACTTCTATCACAAATGTTATTGCAGCGTCTGGAGGGGAAGAGCAAGAGAGTACATCAAAAATCAAATTTAATGCACCTAAGTCTTACGGGGCACAAGATAGAGCAGTGACTGCTGATGATTACGGTGCCATTGTACGTAATGTCTATCCTGCTACTAGTGACATTATTGTATTTGGTGGAGAGGAACAAGAACCACCTATGTATGGTAAGGTATTCATTTCATTGAAACCAACTGATGCAGCATACTTAACGTCAGTTACTAAGAAGCAAATCATTGCAGACCTTAAGAAGTATGTTGTTGCATCTGTAGAACCAGTAATAGTTGACCCTTCAATATTGTTTATCGAACTCAATAGCAAGGTTTATTACAATAGTTTAATTACAGATGCTACACCAGCACAGATTAGAGACAAGGTTATTGGTTCTGTACAGTCATACCTTGACACTTCTGACACAGAAAAGTTCAACGGTAAGTTCAGACATAGTAAAGTTGCTGGTGTGATTGATGATACAGATCGTTCAATCAACTCTAACCTTACTGAGGTTACAATGAGAAAGGATTTCTATCCTCAACTCAACTCAACATACTATTATGAGATTTGTTTCCAGAACGCATTTGATTTAGAGTGTGATGAACCTGTCCTGTCGTCAACTAAGTTTAGAGTCACTGAGTATCCTAATTTTGATGTTTATATTGAAGACAGAAATGACAAAATTGTCCTATATAGACTAGACTCTTCTACTGGCGAAAAAGTAGTCCTAGACGATAATGTTGGAGACATTAATTATGAAAAAGGTGAACTTCAACTATATGATATGACAATCATCTTAGGATCATATTTTGATAATCGTATTTCAGTAAGAGTAAAGCCTAGGTCAAAAGACGTTAAGGCACTCCGTGAAGTTTACTTAGATGTAGACGTTGCCAATTCCTCGTTCACTGCATATAAAGAGTAGTTAAATGACCGTCAAGACAAAGAGAATTTCAACTCTTATTGAGACACAACTTCCAGAATTCATCACTACCGAGTATGAACTTTTCAGTAAGTTCTTACAGAAGTATTATGAAGCTCAGGAGGTACAAGGCGGTACCCTAGATGTAATCAGTAATATCCAGAAGTATGCAGACATTGATTACTATGAACAGAATCTTCTTAAGCAGAATGATGTTCTAGTATCTAATATCTCAGATAGTGACACAACCATTGTTCTAGAGGATGCCTCTTCATTTCCTGAGCAGAATGGTTATGTTAAAATTGATGATGAAATAATCTTTTATGACACTCGCACTAATACCACCCTAGAAGGGTGTGTAAGGGGTGTTAGTGGTAATACCTCCCTAGGAGACCTATATGAGTCTTCTAACTTTGTCAGCACTGATGCAGCAGCACACAGTGGAGGTAAGAAGGTACATAATGTTAGTAACCTCTTCTTATATGCATTTGTAAAGAATTTTGAGAGTCAGTACCTAGGATCATTCCCTGAGAAGTATCTTAAGGGTGAAGTAGACAAGAGAACCCTTATTAAGAACATTCAGAAGTTCTACAAGTCAAAAGGTACTACTTCTTCCATTAAGTTTATCTTCAATACTATTGTTGCTAAGGATATTGATGATAAACCAGAAATATACAAACCAAGAGATTTTACATACAAGGCATCTGAGTCTGACTGGATTAACATCTATTCACTTAAGGTTAAGGTCGTCTCTGGTGATCCAAAGAGTTTAGTTGGTAAAGTAATCCATCAGAGTGATCCTTTTGTTCAGGCAACTGTAGATAACGTATTTGAAGACAGTAATGCTGATGGTGAAAGAGTTTGGAATATTGTACTTGCACCAGAGACTGTAACTGGTGAGTTTAATATCTCAACCAAAACAAAATTAACTGCCACCTTAACCGATGGTGCTACAGAAGGAGATAGAATCAATGTTGCATCTACTATAGGATGGGACAATATTGGTTCTGTTCTTATTGGAGAAGAGGTTATTGAATTTAGTGATAAGAATATATCACAGTTTGTTATTAAGAAGAGAGGTTCATATCCATTAACATTCCTAGAAGATAAGGAGGTATATAAACCTTCTTTGATTCTTGGTGACGGTGTAACATTGCTTACACTGGGCATGGTGTATAATATAGCACCTGTTACTAGTGAACCATATTCAGTTGTTGGTGATAAGGTACAGGAGTCTGTTTCTGGTTTCCAAACTGCAGATCCACGTATTATTGATATTAATACAAATCAGGTAAGATGGAAACTTAATAATTTAGGACCAGTATCAGTCTCTACAAACCCAGTCATAGCAACGGATCTCAGCGGTGTATCTACCAATGTTTCTGCTATTTTAGAAGATGACCAATATTATTACATTGCTAGTTCTTCATATCCTTCTTATAACATTTTAGATGTTCTAGAAGTTGATAAACCAGTTAAGGATCAGAAGCAACTTAGAATCCTTCGTAAGAGACCAATCTCAACTACTGAGATCTATAAGACTCCAACGAGAGATGTTGGAATACTTATAAACGGTGTACCTATCTACGGTTATAAGGATCCTGAATCTATTCGCTTTGGTGTACTTGAGTCTATTAGAGTTGATAACAAAGGAAGAAACTATACTGTTCCTCCTTTTGTATTAGTTGATGGTTTACCTAATAGAGCAAATGCATTCCTTATTGGTAATGTTATTGATCGTATCGAAGTAGATACCACAGATATTTTTCCACAGACACCAACAATAGAAATAACCTCTGGTAGAGGTGGTAAGGCAACTGCTGTTGTCACAGGTGGTGAAGTTACTAGTATTACTCTTGATGATCCTGGTAAGTTTTATTCAGCACCTCCTACAGTTAGAATTGTAGACTTAGCAGGTAAAGGACGTTTTGCTGAGTATACTACTGAGGTTAACACTGCTGGTCAGATTACATCTATTAATAAAGTTGCTGGTGGTACACTGTATTCACAAAATAATATTAAAGTTGATATTATTCCTGTTGGTTCAGATGGAGAAGCAACACCTCTACTTAAAGAATGGATAAAGAACAGGTTTGAGAAGTATAAGGGAGTTATGGATACTCAGTATGGTTATCTTTTCCCTAACTCAAACATTTCATTAGAAAACGGTTATGCTCAATTAGCAAACCCTAAGAAACTTAGAGTTGAACTAGGTGATAACTTAGACAGTGCTGATTCAGAACCAACAATTAAGACTCACTCACCTATCATTGGTTTTGCTTATGATGGTAACCCCATATATGGTCCATTTGGTTACGGTGATCCACTAGATGCTACATCAACACCTATAAGGATGACTTCTAGTTATTCTTTACGTGGTGACAGGGATCTTGGTCCTAGTGAAACAGATTACCCATTAGGTTCATTCATTGATGATTATAAGTATAATCATAGAACTGGATCATTGGATGAAAACAATGGACGATTTTGCGTTACCCCAGAATTTCCAGAGGGAACTTATGTTTATTTCCTTACTGTTAATAGCAATCAAGTACCGCAATTCCCCTACGTTGTAGGAGACACATTCTATTCACTACCTGTAGACAGTAACTACAATTCCGATATAAGTCAAAATGATATTCCTAAGAAATCAAAGAGACTTCATGTTGCTGGAATGCAAGGTAATGGTGAAGGTCTGATTGCAGAAATTGGTGCTGTATCTTCAGGTATTCTTGATAGCATAGAGATTCAGGATTCACATAATAATTTCTCTATTAACAACAAATTATATTTTGACAACACAGGAACTGAAGGTGACAGTGCAGAAGCATTAGTCTCATCTGTGACTGGTGAGAATGTTCAATACCTTGAATGTAAAGAAGATAGAGTTGTTAAGTTAACAACCATACAAAGTGCATATCTCTTTTCTGATGATACTTTAAGACAACCAGCCTCTGGTGCTTCTGGTAGTATTGTTGGTACAGTTAAAGGAGATAATGTTATTGTTCTTCGTAATGTTGTTGGAACATTCAATAACACAGGAACTTTCTCTGCAGATATTAAAACCTTTACTATCACTGTAGATCAGGATAGTAACTACACGATTGGTGCAGTTCTACGACTCACTGATGGTGTCAATGCACCATATGCAACTGGTGAAGTTCTAGAGTCTACCAGTAAGCAGAATACTGTTAAGATAAAGGTTCTTACTGGAACTTGGGAAATTAATGATGATTATTTCATCCAGTCAAGCAACCTATTCAACACATCTGGTTCTAAGGTAGTTTCACTTGTATCAATGAGTGATGGACTAGAACCATTTGATGTAAATCAAAGTGTTGCTTTAGTAGAGACTGATGCTGATCATGGTCTTGCTATTGGTGATGAAGTAACTATTGATATCCGTCCCAATGATGCAACTAAGACTAAAGACTATTATGTAAGAAAAAGATTATATCAGACTGCAGTTATTAGAGAACCAAGTAATTCAAGTACCATTGCATATAATGGTATTGGTAGATTTACTATCCTTAATGGTGGTGCTGATTATACTGAAGGAACATATACTAATGTTCCTCTTACTAGTGGATCTGGTACAGCAGCAACTGCAAACATTACTGTTTCTGCAGCAGGTATTGTATCAGATGTTCAACTATCTGATGGTGGATCTGATTATCAGAGAGGAGATTACCTTTCAGTAGATGATGACGAACTAGGAAGGTCTGGTGCTTCTCAGAGCACTGCTAGGTTGACACTATATGTTGACCACTCTGGTGTATCTCGTACTTCTACTGCTATTAGAGTTGCAGATCCTAAAGGATTTGCTGTAAATGATAAGATACAGGTTGGTAGTGAGATTATGCAAATTGTTGCTATTAATGGTAGCGATTTATCAGTAACAAGAGAATTGGAAGGAACAGAAAGAGTAGATCATTATAATAATGGTTTGGTTACTCTATACAAACCAACTTATAATTTTGATGTTGGATTTAGTATTAGTAATTTAATAGGTTCTGGTACTATTCAATCATATGACCGTGATACTCAAACTATTACAATAATATATGATTATGATATTGATAAGATAAGTGCTGATGAACTTATCAATAGTACAACTTTCTTTGATTCTTCTTCTCCACAAAGACTGGTATCAATGGAGTCTGTGTCTGACTTAGAGTTCAAATTTGAATTCTCAGAAGACAATAGTACATTTGTACCAAATCCAAATATAGATTTACAAGAGTTTTATAGGTATAAGTTTGATACATCACATACTTCATTACAGGGAACTAACTTTGATATAAGTCCTAGTAAGAGTTTTAATATCATAACTCTAGAAAAACTTGAAAGTAATGTATTGCCTGGTAATGTTGGATCATATACTGAAGTTAAGTTTGGATTCGGTCCTAGAATTGAAGAAAATGATTACACTAATAAAGTAGGCACGAATTTCACATACTTTTACTATTTTGATAGGAATGATAAGGTAAATTCTGAAGGTTCATACTTTAAAATTGTAACTGACCCTTTACAGGGTGTAAAGACACTTGGATATGTCACTCCAAATAGATTTGTTTATGATGTACCCACAGAACCACTATGGGATGGCTCAGGTCAAATTTCGTATACTACCAGAGGTCAATTTGCAACGGGTAAAATTAATGAAATTTCTGTAACCAATTATGGTGAGAATTATAAAAAGACTCCAGAAATTATTGGTGTTGATCCATCAGAAGAATTTAGAGCAGAAGCAACTGTTCTTTATGATGCAAATCTTGGTGCTATTACTTCAGTAAGACTTGATAACCTAGGTTCTAATTTCTCTAAACCTGCTGCTATTATTGTAGAAGGTGATGGACAGGATGCTTTATTTGATGTAACACAGAGAAATGGTAAGATCTTCTCTGTTACTATTAGAAGTATTGGTAAGAACTATACCTATGCACCTAAGATTAAGATTATTGAGACAGATACTAAATTGTTCCCAATGAGTTCTTCTATTGGTGTACCACAGAGTGTTAATATTATTAGAAATGGTGGTGCATACCATTTAGATAAGACTGTATCATCTAATCTTACTTCTCAAGTTGTTGCATCTATTGTAGTATCTGATGACCTTGCTTTCCAATCTGGTGAAAAGGTTACACAGACTGTAAATGGTGTTGAAGTTTTATCCGCTAAGATTTCTGAATTTAGAAAAGGTTTAAACCTAGTAAAACTAAAAGATATTCATGGTATTCTTAGAGAAGGTGTAGATTTAGAAGGATTTGTCTCCAAATCAACTGCAAAGGTAAAAGCAGTATTTGTTTCTAATTTTACTGAAGATATTACAACTTTCTTTGACAATCAAGGATACTACAACTCTGATAGAGGTAGACTTGGTGCTGCTAACCAAAGATTGATTGATAGTTACTTCTATCAGGATTATTCTTACGTTGTTAAGTCTAAAACTTCTATTGAAGAGTGGAGAGACCTTATTAAGTCTACTACACACCCTGCTGGATTCCAATTATTTGGTCAGGTTGATGTTGAGACTAATGCTCCAGTTGAAATGCCAAAGGGTCAGACTAAATCTGATTCCTTTACTATTCTTCAATTATGGGATCCTGCAAAGAACAGGATTACAGTTGAAAGCACTAAGCAAGTAACAACTCAGTCAATTCAATCTGTTAATGATTACAAACTAAGAGAAGGTGCTGGTTCTGTTGCAACATCAGAGTTTAACTTCAATGAGACTCAGGCATTTGAGTTTAGAATCTATAACATGACTGTTGGTTATTATGATGACATTATTAATGCTGGTAAACCATGGTGGATGAAGAATGCATTTGATGGATATTTTGATAATGATGGAAGGTTACAAGGAACAACTCAGTTCCAACTAAGAGATATGGATAATAATCCATTCAATCCAGTTAGTGCAGAAAGTTGTTTTATTACTCTTGATGGTATTATTCAAGAACCACTTAAATCATATACTGTATCTGGAGATAAAATCAATTTCACACAACCACCTCTAGGTGATAACGAGAAATTAACTGGTCAATCAACTAATGCAAAGAGTCCTTATAAGGGTGTAACCTTTATTGGTAGAACTTTCTTCTTTAAGGATTCTCAGTACAATAACAGATACCTCAAGAAAGCAAGAAATATTTTCCAACGTGGAGGTCTATGGATAGATGCTGCAAATCAAATTGAACAAAATAAAGAGTTTATTGTTCAAGAAGCAGTAGGTTATGGTAGAGAAAAGCATCCATCTCTAGACTGGAGTACAAAATTAGATGATTATACTATAGATCTTGGATATGCACTAGATGCTTATACTCATGACATCAGATTTGGTGGAAATACAAAGACAGTTGATTATGCAGAGATCTTTAAGAAATCAAAGTATATCAGTGATTACAAGACTGAATCTATTGATATTTTTGATTATGCTAAGAAACTAGCAAACCTTGCTATTAGAAACTGGGATCTATCATTACAATCAGTTCAATACATTACTGGTTCTAAAACAATGACTGTCGAAGATTCTTCTAGACTAGTTGTTGGTATGCATGTTAGTTCTGGTCGTGGTTTTGCATTAGGAACTAAGATTGTTTCAATAGACAGTTCTACAAGTGTCACACTATCTGCACCTGCACTACAAAACTCTGGTGTTGGTGTTGGTGGTGCTCCAGATGGAATTACCAGTTTAAGTGGAACAACAAGTGGAGATCTTAACCTACCTACAAATACTGGTAGAGTAGATCTAGGAGATCAATTCTCTGTACAACCAGGTGACGACTTAATTATTCCTCTATCATTCTCTGGTATTGAAAGTGCTACTTTCTATTTGAGTGCAATCAACAGTGGTACTTTTGTTGATGCTTCTAATCTAATTGCTGGTAATAAAGAGTATATTAAAGAAGAAACTGTTGGTTGGGCACAAGCAACATACCCAAGTGTACCTTGGAATGAGAATGAAGGTAAGTGTATGAGGGATCTTGGATTCCTTGTCGATAGGATTGTCTATCACCTTCGTTATGGTGGTAATGAAAAGATTGTTGAGATGGCACAACTCTATTGGACTAAGGCATCTTATCCTAATAGAGAACTACTAACTGGTATTGGTGACGAAAAGGTTGAAAGTCTTGCAGCATTTAACTATGCTAAGGATCTTATGATCGAAGCAATGAGAAATACTCTTGGTGCTGGTACTTACACTAGTATTAGTCCATTTGTTGATGCTACTGTTGCTGCTGATAGTCAATTCCCATATTGTGTTGAAGTTGAGACTACACTTAATGCTTACATTGATATTATAGAAGATATCTTTAATAGAGGTGTTGGTGTTGTTGAGATTACAAAAGAGAATAGTAATAAAGAAGGTAATTGGACTCCATTAACAACATATTCCAATTATAATATTATTGGTGATGATCAACTACCATTTATTGAGTGTAACAACGTTGTATCTGCTATTGATAGTTTACATGATAATCTAAGTGAGGTTATTGGTGGTACTGCTGTTGATAAGACAATTCCAGATTTCATTGATGGTGTAAACAAAGAGTTTGATTTACTTTGGGAAGATGGATCACCAGTTATCACAGAAGAAGATGAAAGGTTCTTTGTAACTAGCAATGCTGTATTACAGCAGACTAAGTTTACTGCCACACATCCTGGTGGTGATGCATACCATATTGATAGAACAGTTGTTCCAAACAGAGTTGTTTTTGATGTTGCTCCTATTTGGGATCAAGATGCTGGTGCTAAAACATTAGGAGAACCAACTGCAGTTGAAAAAGTTGCTATAGTTGGTGTTGGTAACTATAAGAGATTATCGATTGATGAAAACCTTGTTAACAATCAAAGAAGTGGTCCTTTCCTCATTTTAGATCTAGAAGATAAAACAGTACAGAATATTGAATCTGAAGATAATCTCTTTGTCTTTATTAATGGTGTTTTACAGAAGTATGGTAAGTCATATACTGTATCAGGTCCAAACATTTCATTTGAATTCCCAATCACGGATCAGATGAAGGTTGATATGAGATATCTCTATGGTAGAGATGTTGGGCAGATATTAAACCTTTATAACTACAACCCAGATTTATACTATGCACAAGCAATGGCATCGTTTAGATGTACATCTAATGTTGCTGAGTTTGTTAAAGGTGATTGGTTAGATATTTTCAAGGGTTATCCACTTCAGTGTTATCAGTTAAAACCTGATAATACAAAGATGTGGATAGGTAATGTTAATAACTTATTTGTTAATGATCTAGGTGGTGGTGAAGCAGACTTTACCTTTGAGGTAAGTGGTAACGAGGCAGAACTACAAAATTCATCACTTTACTTCTGTATTGCTAGAAAATATCAATATGAGATTGAATTGAATATTGATGTTAGCAACTCTAGTCTTGTCTATGAAAAAGATGAAAATAATGAATTGACTATAAGAGGTAATGATCAGGCATGGAGAGGAACGGTTATTAGGAAGTCTTATAAGAATCCATTTATTAACCTTTCTAACAATTCTAAGATTAAAGTAGATGGTGAAAACGCTTTTAGAAGAATTAAGGAACTTCCTTCTGTATTAAAAACTTCTGAAGGAAGAGTTGGTAATCAAGTTTCTAATTCTTATTATGGTTTTGTTAATGTAGAAGCATATAATGGTGTAACAAGAGGAGAAGGTCTTTCAGTTGTTGCGACTATTGAAAATGGTAGTGTTACCAAACTAACTTGGAACCAGCGTAGTTACGATCCTGTTACTCAACCTACAGCATATCAGTATTATACACCACCTGTATTAAACTTTATACCCACAAATGGTGAAGGTGGTGGTGCAAGAGCAAAGGTTATTGTTAGCAAAGGTCAAGTTCTCAGTGTAGACTTAACTAATGGTGGATCTGGATATACTGAAGCACCTAAGGTTATTGTTGCTAGAAAGTATCAAGTTGAAAAAGAGAATGATATTGGTGTATCTCTAATAGATTTGAAGATTAACGCAGTCGTTACAATGAGTTTGAACATGAGTTCTACCATTGATCTACTTGCAAATCAGGTCTCTGGTATCAATACTCTATCTTCTATTTTCTTTAGAAGTCCAGTTGATGAAGTTAAAGATATTACTTGTCATATATGGCCAGAAGATCAGGCAGCAAATGAAGATTTAGATATCTCACTTGCTCTACCTCTATACAAAATTACCGATTCAAGAGAAGGAAGAAACGTACCTATTATAGACGTATTCCATAACTTCACTGAAATCAATGGATTCATTGATATGGGTGAGATTGTTGATATCAGAAGTGGTTCTAGCATATACTACTTGGATGTTAATAAGGTTATTACAACTTCTATACAGTCAGAAATCTATAACACTTCTCTTGATAATGTCAACCAGTATGAAAATGCTGCGTTCCTCAATGTTCCTCTTGATATTGGAGATACTATTGCATATGTTGCAGACACTTCCAAGTTCAAATCCAATGGATATCTTCTTATTGGTGATGAAGTTGTTAGATATCTCCGCAAGGGTACTGATCGTTTCATTAGTGTACAGAGAGCACAAGACGGAACTACTGAAAAGAACTGGAATGCTGGCACATATCTAAGACAGATTCCTGATCCTTCTGTAACTGTTGCATACGGTGGTATTGCTAAGGTTGAGTCTCAAGCGGCCACCGTTGAGATGGGAGGTATAGCAAGCGGTCTTGGCGGCGGCAGTGAGACTGGACAGGACAGAAATAGAACTACACAGGTCATAACACCTGATGTTACGAAAGCCCGTGTTGAGAAGCAAGTTGAAGTTAGACTTAACCAAGATATTGCAATAGACTCTATTTCCGCGCTTGAAACTCAAGTTAACTATAAACTTGAAACATTCGCTGTTAATGTAACACCAGGTACTTTACAGTATAATGCTACTGTTGCAACTCAACAGGTTCAGATAGAACCTATAATTACAATTCAGCAAATAACCAAAGACATTGAAGCTGATCTTCAGATCATTGATGTTATTGATTCAATCAAGGATGTAACTGTTGAAGCTATCAAGACTGCTCCTTCTGAATACACTGCTACTACTGAAGAAACTAAGCATAACATAACTATTGTTAGAGGAGAACTTCAGAAGATCATCACTGAAATATCTGTTCAACGTGATGCAATGGAGTTGTTGATCATTCCACCTCCTACTGGAGCAATTGATGGTTATGAAGAAACTGTATTCTTAACAGATCCTATAGAGACAAGATTCAATGGATTTGTAGATCTTGATCCTAACACATATCCAGTCATAAAGCGTGATGGTACTATCATTTACCCAATCAACTCTGTTTATGGTGCAGATACTGGATACATTGGTCGATATGCTAAGACCAATGCTGGTCCTACTATAGGATCTTGGGACTATGTTTCATTCGACGATGGTACAGCAAATGTTTCTGGATTTACTCTAGAAAGTCTACAAAGACTATATCCTTCTCTTACTATCAACGATTTTGTTGCAAGAGCAGATTCTAGTTTCACTACTGCTGGTGATTACTTCAACCTTTCCACACCTTCTATTCAGAATCCATTAGCGATATCTTCTTCCACGCAACCTTTAGGTACTGCTGGAGTAAATGCGCTAGATATTGTAGTCAATAGTACCGTAAACTTCCCTGATGCTGGTTACCTGTTCCATGCTGACGGCACTGACACGGGAGTGATTGAGTACACTGGAAAGACTGCTAATACCTTTACTGGATGCGTTCAGTACCGAGGAAGCACTCAAATTGGAGCTGGTGCGGAGATCGTACCGTTCACAATTGACTAAATAAACGTATAAATAAATCAGGCACAAACACTACGTCGGAAAAGAAAACCAATGGCTGCTATTATCTCAGATAAATTTAGAATTTTTAATGCGAAGCAATTCTTAGAATCGCTGACTGAAGGCGCTACAGATACTAGCGCTGAAAGAACTAGAATGTACTTCTTTGTGGGACGCCCACAACCGTGGAAGGCATATCTAGAAGTCTACGGACAATCGGGAGGAAACTTCACAGTAGGAAACGAAATATACGTTGGGACTTATGGATCCACAGCATTCCGTGCCACTATTGCTGGAGTCTATGATACTGCACTTCTTCTTTCCGACGTTTTCCCAAATACTACTTCAACTCCTACACTAGGACAAACCATTCAGGAAACTGCTGATGGTGGAAGTACAACAACTGGTGTTACTGCCTCTGCTGGTGTTTACCGTTATGCAACTGAAGAGATTCCACCTCTTCCTCTAGACAACCAGACAGAAAAACTTAGTGTTTATGACGAGATCATCGCAGCAAAGCGTATCGGTAATGCATATGCACGTACAGTAATCCGTCGTTACAACTGGGACACTGTTGCCAACCCAAGATTTGATATGTGGAAGCCTGACTACTCTGCAACACCTGCAGGTGGTGGTCAAGTAGGTAAGCAAACAGCAACTGGTGCTGACGCTATCGCTAATGCTAAGTTCTATGTTATGAACTCTGATTACGAAGTGTTCAAGTGCCTTTACAACGGTGAAGGTCCTGGTAACCTTACTGGTCAGGATGCTACTGAAGAGCCTAAGACTTCATCTGGTAACTACAATGCTGCTACTGGTATCTACACTGAAAGTGCTTCTGCAGGTTATATCTGGAAGTTTATGTACCAGATGCCTACTGATGACGTTCTAAGATTCCTTTCTTCAGACTTCATGCCTATCACTCTTTCTACTGCAGGTTCTACCCGTCAGGCAGTGGAAGGTATTGCAGTTGCAGGTTCAATTGACGTTGCTCTAATAGAGAACGCTGGTGCTAACCTTCCTTCTGGTACTACCTACACTAGCATCAAAGGAGATGGTACAAGTGGTGTACTTAAGATTGAAGCTGATGGTAGTGGTACAATTACTGCAGCAACAGTTGAAACACGTGGATCAGGTTATACCTACGCTAATGTTCTTTTAACTAACGGTAATCTATTCCAAGATGCAGGTTTAACTACTCCTATTGCTACTCCTGCTAACGCAGTTGGTGCTATTGAAGTTGTTCTTCCTCCTCAAGGTGGTCATGGTTCAGATCATGAACTAGAATTGAATGGTAAGCGTGTGATGACTAACATCCGCTTGACTTACGCTGAAGGTTCTGGTGATTTCCCTGTTGACAACGACTTCCGTAGAATCGGTATTATTAAGGATCCTCTTAACTTCGGTACTACTACTCCTTGTACTGCTGACACCCGTTCTGGTCTTAAGGCAATTAAGGTTACTGGTGCAAATGCTGACTTCATCCCTGATGAGCAATTTGAGCAGACTGTAACTGGTGGTACTGCAAAAGGAACAGTAGTTTCTTGGACTTTGGATCAAGGTTCTACAACTGCTGGTGTTCTTAAGTATGTTCAAACTGTTGATGCACACACAGATCAAGGTGTTGTAAGAGACTTTGAAAGTAATGGTTCTAACCAACTTTCTGGTGGTTCTTCCGCAGCGGCTGGTAACGTTGAAACTGGTTACTCTGGTACTCTTCTTGGTTCATCCTTCTCTTCTGGACTTGCTACTCCTGAGATCGAACCTAACTCTGGTGACATCATCTACGTTGAGAACAGACGACTAATCACTCGTGCTCCTGACCAGATTGAAGATATCAAACTTGTTATCGAGTTCTAAGTTAAAGATATTAATAAATACAAGTCCCCTGAGAAATCAGGGGATTTTTTTTATCTGTGCTAAATATTAGAGACAAGATGCTAGTGTTTGGCGGAGTACGATGCCCCAGAAGACAAATCTAAACGTAAATCCTTATTATGAGGATTTCGACCGAAGTAAGAATTTTTATAAAATACTTTTTCGTCCAGGATATTCTATCCAAACGAGAGAGTTAACACAACTACAATCTATTCTACAGAATCAGATTGAGAGTTTTGGTAAGTATGCCTTCAAGCAAGGAGATTTAGTTGTTCCTGGCGAAGTTGGTCTGAATACTAAATTAGACTATGTTAAGTTGTCTTCTGTTTCAGAAGTTGCAATTAATGACGGACAGAATATTGTATACAAGAAATATGACATTTCTCAATTAGTAGGAACTGAATTGAGAGGTTTATCTTCTGGTGTTACTGCTACTGTCTTAGATACTAAGGTTTTAACAGATGCATCTGCCGATACACTTTATGTTAACTATTTGAATAGTGGTGATTCTAATACAGACACTACTTTTAGACAGGGTGAAACCCTAGAAGTTGTTGATGGTGTTAACACACCTTTATTAGTTGTTGGTACTGATGGTAGCGTACTCCCCACCAGTATTCAATTAACTAATCCTGATACTGGAGACGTAACTTCAATTGAAAGTCCAGCAATGGGTTATGCTTCTGCTGTTAAAGTAGAAGAAGGCATCTATTTTGTTAATGGTTTCTTCGTTCGTAACGATAAGCAATTACTTGTCATTGACGACTATTATAATATACCTTCCGCTAATGTTGGTTTCACAATCACTGAAAAGATTGTAACACCAGAAGAAGACGCTAGTTTATATGATAATTCTATTGGTTCTTCCAATCATACTGCTCCAGGTGCACACAGATTAAATATTTCACTCAAACTTAAGAAATTTGCTGTAGGAGAGAAAACTGATAAGAATTTTATTCAACTTATTACAACTTATAGAGGTTCTGTACAAAAGAAAGTCAGTCCAACTAATTATAGTTTGATTGAATCTACTCTTGCTAGAAGAACATTTGATGAAAGTGGTGATTATGTTGTGGATAATTTCTCTGTTGATATCAGAGAGTATGCACAGAAAGATCGTAATGGTGGATTGTACAAAGAAGATGAGTTTGGTCTATATAATGGATTGACAGAAGGTGAAGCAGATAGAAAGATGATTGCTAGCCTTGGTTCAGGTAAAGCATATATTAGAGGGTATGAAATTGTTAATAAAGAGACAAAGTATATTGAAATTAATAAAGCAAGAGAAAGTCTAAGTAGTGAGAATATAAGGGTCAAAACAAAATCTCTTCCAACATATGCAATTACCAATGTATATGGTAGTGTTCCTCTAAACAAAGAGGGTGCAGATCTTACTGCGTATCCGTATGTTAATTTGTATTCTGTTGCTAATGATGGTTCTATTGGTAGTAATAATACTGAAGATGCGAGTGCTCATCGTCAGACTATTAGTAGAAGAGGTGAAATTTTCTCTTCTGATGACGCAGTAAAGACTATTACACTGGATATTGACAATCTTACTAATGTTCTTGCTGGTCTCACTGATTCTAATTTTGAGACTCTTCTTGGTACTTTATATTTCGTAAAGACTAGAAACGATGCTGGTACTGCAACATCTGTTGGGACAGTTAAGTCACTGGCATATGCTAAGGTAAATAAACCTCTTCTTAATTCTAGTCTAAGTTATCAGTATCTAGAACTAACCATCTCTGGTAAGAAGGATGATCTAGAGAATTTAATGATTGAATATGATCTTGGAGATGCTGGTAAGCAAAGAAGATTATTCTTAACAGATGCAGATGCGTCTTCAGATAATAATTCATATGGTTATATTGTAGATTATGGTGAAACAATAACACCTTTGGTTGGTAGAGCAAAACCAAATAACTTCTTCCTTAAGAAGAGACCATCTGGTTTTAATTCAGATAGAGATATTATTCTCTCACGTGGTCGCCTTGCTGGTGGTGATGATGCATACAATGGTATCTTTGGTTTATCGTATTTTGATCCAGAATTCTTTACTAAAATTATTCTAGATGCACCACCTGCTGCAGGTGGATTTGGTATTGGTAAATATGTCTTTGGTTTAGACAGTGGTGCATATGGTGTAGTAGAAGGTGGTCCTTCAGGTGTATACTCTGTAGGTAAAATCTTATATGTTAAAACTTTATCTGGAAGATTTAAGTCTGGTGAGACAATTAGAGATGAAGATTCTGTAACTTCAAAGATTGCTAAAGATAATACTATATCTCATTTTATTGTTCAGAATCGTGGTTTAGGGTATCCAGATAATTCTACCCTACTTGTTAATGGTGTTGAGTATGATACTTCAGTTGTTGAATTATTTAAGTTGGGTAGTGGAGCATTTTATCAATGCTTAGTTAATAATAAGAGTGCTCTTTCTGCAACAGAATATGCAGAACCACCTGCAGTTACAGTTAAAATTCCTACTGGTTCTTCAAGTCCTTCAGCTGCTGCTGTTATTTTACCTGTAATGGTAAGAAATGCTGTAACAACATATGTACCACAGAATGTTAAGTCACTTGGTGCTGAGTATGGTTCTGCTAAGGAGAATGTTTTCACTGCTGATGTTGTCACCAATGATCAAGAATTTGCAGAACTTAAGTCTGTTACTGACTTCACATTCTTTGGAAATAGAGGATATAACTTTATTGAATCTACAAGTTTCAATGCTGATGCAAGTCTATTACTACAACAGGGAGATGTTGTTCAGTTCGCTACTTCAGATAATCAAATTGTAACTTCTGTTGTTCAATATGCAACAATAAAGGAAGGAACATCTAAGACTAGAGTTTATTTGGACAGTGTATTACCTGGTGATGTTGTAAACACCAGTATTACTAGATTACGTCCTAGAGTTGAAAATTCAAACCAAGGAACATTATTGTTCCCAACAGGTAGTCGTCAGATTAAGAGAATTTCTAAGAATGCTGAAGAAACTGGTATCAAGTATTTCTTCCGTAGAGATTTTGTAACTACAGCAGCAACTTCTGGTGGTATTATTACCTTTGCTGCACAACTATCATTTGGTACACAAAGATTTGCTGCATTTAGTGAAGAGAATTATATCATTACAGTTTTAGATGCAGGTGATGCACCTAATATTGTTAAAGGTGATATCGTATACATCGATAAAGATGCAGTAACTATTTCATCTTCTACTGATACTGCTAGTGGATTAACTGCTGGTTCTATTAGTTTGGAGTTACCATCAACTTATTTTGGTACTATTCCTACTAATGGAACATTCCCTAAACTTAAGTTGACTGCAACTTTAGAAGTTGAGAATGCAAAACCAAGAATTAAAACTGCTATTGAGAGGAGAAGAATCGTTGTTACTTCTTCTGGTGATAGAGTTATCCCATTTAGAGGATCAAACTATGATACTGACGTTGTAGAAGTTCTATCATATTCTGATGCATACAAACTACTCTATGTTTATGAAGGTAGTGCAACTAGACCACCTAATGTTGATACTGCAGGTAATCTAATTGAAGGTACTGATGTTACTGATAGATTTACATTTGATAGTGGTCAAAGAGATACTGTATATGATGTATCCAGACTTGTTCTTAAACCAGGTGCAACTCAAACATCTGGTCAATTAGTTATTGCATTTGATTACTTTGAACATTCTCAAGGTGATTTCTGTACTATTGATAGTTACTTACATGAAGCAGGTGTCTCAGAAAGTGAAATTGGTTCATTTGATTCATCTGTACTTGGAAGAGTTAACCTTAAGAACGTTATTGATTTTAGACCAAAAGTAGATAGTAATACAACTATAGCTGGTTTCCAAGATAAGTCTTCATTATCTGTTACTACCAGTAGTTTTGCTGGTGCTGGTTCTATTGTTGCTGCATCACCTGCATCTGATTCTAACTTAGAGTATACTCTCGCATTTAGTCAGATTCAATATCTTGATAGAATTGATGGTGTATTTCTTAATAAGAATGGTAAGTTTATTGTTAAAGAAGGTAATTCATCTCTCAACCCATCTAAACCAGATCCAGTTGATGATGCAATTCCTTTATTCTATGCGTATATTCCAGCATTCACTAGTGATAGTAAAGATGTAAGGATTACTCCAGTAGATAATCGTCGTTACACAATGCGTGACATTGGTAAGTTGGAGAAACGTATTGAGAGATTAGAATACTATACTACTCTTAGTATCCTAGAACAACAAGCACTTAACATGCAAGTTAAGGATGATATTGGTCTAGACAGATTTAAGTCTGGATTCCTAGTTGATAATTTTGAAGCACATAGAAGTGGTAACTTAGCATCACTAGATTATCAATGTTCTATTGATTCACAACAGTCAGTATTACGTCCACAGTCTAGAGAAGATTCATTATTCCTTAAAGAGATCAATGTTAGAGATGATCAGAGATTTGTTTCTGGATATAGAAATTCAAATGGTGTTGTTACACTACCATTTACCAACCTAAATCTATTGGGTAATACTGCTGCATCAAAGACACTTAATCCAAATCCATTTGTTGTTTTGCAATATGTTGGTGATGCTAGTATTTCTCCAAGTATTGATCAATGGTATGATCAACATACAGAACCTCTAGTTGTTGATACTAATACTGATCTTTATAAGATCTTCTTAGCAAAAGTTGATGTAAAAGAAAGTTTCTCTTCTTTACATAATTCATTTGTTGTAAACTGGGTTGGTTCTTCTCCATCATTTACATCTATTAATTCACTTGGTGAGGAGAATAGAGAAGCAGCAAAGACTTCTGTAGTTGCTGCAGCAGTTAATAGTTCTTCTAATATTAGTCCACAAAATAATGATGTTGCTAAGGGTGTTCAGTCTAAAACTGTAAGAGGAAATAGTGTTTCTTCTGCATTACAATTCTTTGCTAGAAGTGTACCTATCAAGTTTGTTGTTAAGAGGATGAAGCCAAATACTACTGTCTCTGTATTCTTAGAAGGTAGAGATATTAGTCGTTGGGTAAATCCTGATATTCGTTTTACTGGAGTTGCAGGTAATTCACCTTCTGTGTTTAATGGAAAAGTAACTACTGACTCTGATGGTAATGCTAGTGGTACAATTGTACTACCTGCTGGTATGCCACCATTAGAAAATGCTACTTGGACTGGTGATGTAAACACAGTAGACTATGATGATACTGCAGAAGAACTTAGAGTTTCTACTGGTATTAAGACTTTCAGATTTACATCTAGTGCAACTGATGCAGATAAATTAACAGTTGATACTTATGCTGAGGTTAAGTATTATGCAACTGGTGTTCTTCCTGAGAATCCTTCCAGCATTATTTCAACAAAACCATCATTCTTCAAAGCAAATGAAGGTGTTCAGTTTGTTGATAGTAATACTGATAACCCAGTAAGACCTAATCCACTTGCTCAAACATTTAAGATTGAGAACTTTGATGGTGGTGTCTTTACTACTGGTGTTGATCTTTATGTCAGTAAGAAGAGTAGCAGTATTCCTGTAAAAGTATATCTTACAAATGTAGAATCTGACAAACCTGGTAAAAACATTATTCCTGGTACAGAGAAAGTTCTTTCTCCATCTACATTCCTTAAGTTCTATTCTAATGGTAACGTATATGTAACCAAAGGTGAAATGGTAACTGGAGCAACTTCTGCTGCCAGTGGTCCTGTTGATAAAATTATTGATAAAAATGGTGTTGATCTAGTAGCATCTTCTTCTGGTAAGTTCCTTCTTACTAATGAACAAGTATATACTTTAGTTCTTAGTAATCATAATGGTCGTTCATTTAATCAGAACGAAGATCTAATTGTGCCATCAATTACTTTAGCAAATAATACTGAAGGTACTGCTGGAAGATTAACTCTTGCTAAAGATAGTGGTAAAGTTTCTGCTATTAAGATTTCAAATGTTGGTAATAACTACGAAAATGCAATTGTTACTATTGAGAGTCCACAATTACCTGGCGGTTCTGTTGCTACAACTAGAATTGAAGTTTCCGAAGGAAAGATCTACAATGCTGAGGTTTCACTTCCTGGTTTCGGATATACAGAACCACCTTCTGTAGTTATCAAAGGAATTGGTAATGGTAGCGGTGGTGCTGTTCTTGAAACTGAAATTGAGATTGATGCACCTGCTGTTAGAATGGGTGTTGCAACTGATCAAGAAGGTCTTACCAATTCTACAATCCCATCATTCTTTGAGTTTGATCATCCTGTATATCTACAGAATAATACTGAATATGCACTTGCTGTTGAAACTGATTCAACTGACTATGAACTATGGGCATCAAAACTTGGTGAAATTGATATTTCGACAAGTACGGTCATTACAACTCAACCATCATTAGGTTCGGTATACCGTTCACAAAATGTTGACAACTGGACAGAAGATAACTTTGAAGATCTGAAGTTTACTTTATATCGTGCTGAATTTGATATTTCTAGAACTGCAAGTCTAGAATTAACAAATGAACCACTTGGTTATGATCTTTTAAGTAAGAATCCATTTGAGACTAATGCTAGTGCTAATACTCAGGCAACATCTAAGTTATTTGGTAATAACAATTCAATAGTTAATGTTAAGCATAAGGATCATGGATTTGAAACTTCTGGTAAATCTTATGTGTTCTTTAAACAAGCAGTGGAAACTGGTGGAGTAACATCTGATATTTTGAATAGTTCACTATTCCAAGTTAAAAATTCTGGTATTGATTCTTATAATATTATTTCATCTATTCCATCTTCGGGTTCTGGAATTGGTGGTGGTGAATTAGCATATGCTTCATATAATAGAAAGTTTGAACTTCTTTATCCACAAGTTCAATACTTAACATTCACTAGTACAAAACTACTATCAGAAGTTAAAACTACAAATGTACAATCAGTAGACTCTACTGATACTACATTCCCATCATATAGTCAAACTGAGTTTGAGAAAACATTCTTAAATGAACCTCATTACTTTAGTAATCAAAAAATGATTGCTTCTAATATCAATGAAACTTTGAATAGTATTGATAATTCATTAGTATATAAATTATCACTCAGTTCTACTGTGTCTCATTTGAGTCCAGTTGTAGACTTAGGAACTACCAGCGTCAAGACTGTAACTAACAGGGTTGAACAAGCAGAAGGTATGGAAGATAGATTTGGTAGAAGAGATCAAATTGTTGAATTCTATCCTGTTTATAAATTCCAATTAACAGGTATGGGTGGTACAGAGATTCAAACTGATCAAGCAGTTGAAGGATATACTTCTAAGGCAGTTGGTACTATTGCAAAAGTTGATGGACTAACTGTTTATGTAAGAGTTAAAACATCTCAACTATTCATAAGAGGCGAAAGAATGTCTCTTGGTAATCAACCTGGTGTAGTTACAACTATTACTGTGGATGGAGTTGATGTTGAGGTTCCAGCAGCAGTTGTTGATACAAACCTAATTCAAGAGTTTGTTGATATTGCAGATTCTGCTACTATTGAAGCAAGAAATCCATCAACAATTACTGAAACATATACTAATAAGATTACAGGTAAAGCAGTTATCTGGAATAATAAGACTCAAGAGTTAACTCTCAGAACTGATGTTCATCCTATCAATGATTCCTTCACTGATAGAATTGAAGATGGAATGTTTTATAATAGAAATTCTGTTGTTGCAGATCAATTGAGTGATATCTTTAGAGTTGGTGATTTTATTAAGTATCCAAATCAACCAGATGATGAAGCTCGTTTCTGGGAAATTGGAAGTATTAAATATACAGATGGTATCTATTTTGTACCAGAAAATACTTCTAAGAATACTTCTGCTATTGCTAAGTATGTAAGTAAGGAAGTTTCAATCAGTAATCCAGCAACTGCACTTAATGTTCATCTAACAATGAATACTAAGGATCTTGCAAACGTTAAAGTTCTATTCAAGTATAAAAAGGCATCTACTCAAGAAAACTTTGATGATATTGATTGGGAATTCTTTAATGGTAATGGTCACCCAGATGTTAGTGATATTGCTACTCCTGAGAACACTATATCTAGTGTCGTTGAGAAACAATCCTCCTATCAGGACATTACATATTCCGCGTCTGGTCTTCCTGAGTTCTCCTCATTTGCTGTTAAAATTGTAATGAGAAGTAACGATCCAGCATATGTACCTAAGATTCAAGACATTCGTGCAGTAGCTGCATTCTAATTCCGCATATGGACTATATTAAGGTTGAGGGACATGACGGTCTCGTGAGGGACAAAAACACAGGTGCCATCATCAATTTGAACCAATCGGCTATAGAGGCCAGACGTAAGGCGCGGGGATTAAGTTCCGCGTTAGAAGACATAAATATGTTGAAGAATGAAATCTCTGATATTAAGTCCCTACTGAAAGAGTTAATCAAAAATGCCAGCAGTTAACGTCGCACGTACTGATACCTTTGAACAACAAAGGATTAAAATCAATACAATTGCAACCCAAATATTTTCAATCTCTGCTGGTGGGTCTGACCTATCAACAGGTGTTTTAAAACTTGGTGATGGAAGTCTTACTTCACCATCATTATCATTTACGAATGAACCTGGTTTAGGTTTCTTTAGACCAGATAATAAAACCTTAGGTATTACATCTACTGGTAAAAAATTAGTAAACTTTACTAATGATGGATTTTATTCCTTTAAGGATTCTATCTGTCAGAAAAATATTATTTCTGATCTTGTTACCAGTAATCCTGGTTCTCTCTACGATGCAGGATCATTTACTGACGTACAATTACTTGGTGGTACTGGTGAAGATGCAACTGCTAATATTAATGTTACGGCATATATCTTTAATCAAACTAGTAATGGTGCTGGTTATAACTATGGTCAATTCAATGAAGCAGGTCTAGAAGGTGGTTCAGGTAATGATGACGCCTCAATTGACTTTGAAGTAAAAGGTGTAGAAGCAACTGTTACTAACGGTGGTACTGGATATCTACCTGGTACGTACACCAGTGTCCCTGTACAGAACGTAAGTTCTTCTGGTAGCGGTGAGACTGCTACGGTTATTGTAGGCGGTACAATCAACTATGGAGGTAGTATAACCAACAATGGTTCTGGTTATGATCTTCTTGCAGGTGAAACTGAATCAACATATACTGATCAAGTAGTAATAGCAGCAAGTCCAACAGCAACATATGTTGTTACTTCTGTATCCAATCCTGGTACTCCTCCACCCAATAGCATATATCAATTAAATGGATCAGACAATCCTGCACTGACTCTTGATAAAGGAAACACATATAGATTTGATATTTCAGATTCATCTATGAGTGGTCATCCATTCATCTTCCAAACAACAAATGCTTCTAATGTTGACTCAGATTATTTCCAAATAATAGCACCTGCTGGTGGAACCTTTGTTGATTTGGTTATTAAGGAAGATGCTCCTGATGGAGATATTGAATATGCCTGTCAACTTCATGCTGGCATGGGTAACACTATTACTGTTCAGAGTGGAACAACTGGATTCTATGGTCATGGAATGACTGCAAACGTTACAGTTGGTTCAGGCAATACAGTTACTGGATTTGAGATTGTAAATATTGGTGAAGATTATAATCAAAACGACGTTGTATCTGCAGATATTGCTGGTGGTAGTGGATTTGAATATACTATAGGAAATCCTGTATACCAAGGTATTGTAACTGATATTACTTTCAATGATGATGGTAGTGGATATAATAAAAACGATACATTAACTGTTAACGATTCTGATATTGGTAATAAAGGTGGATCAAATTTCCAATGTACAGTTTCAACACAACCTGGTTCTGTTGATAACTTTGCTTTTGTATCCAAAGGAACTGGATATCAGACAGGAGATGATTTAAAACTACCTGATGAAACAACAGGTATTACTTGTACAGTTAATGGTGAAATTGCTCTAGAAATCAACTATGTAGCAGGTTCTACTACAGTTAGTGTTAGTAGCACTGCCAACTTGAGTGTTGGTATGGGATTTACTGGTTCTATTGATTTTGAAGGAACTGAAACTATTGTTTCTATTGTCAATGGTACGACTATCATAGTATCTGCTGCACCAACTCTAGATGGTACTTCTGTTGTAACTTTTGCAACTATCGATCCTGCTGATCAACTTGAGGTAAACAGCACTGTTGGTATCTACAAGGGAATGATTATCACATTCACTTCTGGTACTGCATCACTTGGTGCTGGTCAGACTCTTGTGGATGAAGTTGATAGAGTAAACAACATTATTACGATGTCTGAAGATTCATCAGAACCAGGCACTGCTACAGCAAGCTTTACTCCTCAATATGGTGCAAACCCATCTACAGATTGGGAGATTGAAGTTGGAACTCTAGGTGTTATTGATGCTGCAACTATTAATAATCCAGGTAATGGTTATGAATTCCAAGATGTTCTATCCATTAACCCAATTTCTTTGGTTGCTCCACAGGGATTTATTGTAACTAATATTGATACTCAGAAAATAGATTTTACTACCACAATTGCTGATTCTTCAATGGTTGTTGGTGATACCTTAGATAATGGTTCAGAAACAGCAACAATTATTTTTAAAAATAGTATTGGTGGAAATGTTGATTATGTTTTAGTTCAGGATGGTCAGTTCCAAACAACTGATACTATTGCTGTTAGTAGAACGGGTGTTGGTTATACAGCAAATACAATTTTACCTGGGTACAGATATTTAATTGACAATCAGTTAGAACCAACAATCACCATGTATACTGGTGATACTTATGATTGGGATGTATCTAATGATAGTAATAGTGGTCACACATTTTCATTCAGTGCTTTCCCAGATGGTCCTTATGGTCCAAGTAGAGTAGATGATGTTGCTGTAACTACAGCAGCATCTTCAGTTGCTATTAGTGTTCCTAGCACAACTGGTATCTTAGCAGGAATGGAAGTTATCGTTACTGTAGGACAAGGAATTGTTGCTGGAACTAAAGTTGCATCTGTAGATAGTTCAACTGCTATTACATTAGACACCCCTGCTCTTATCGCTGGTACTTGTACATGTACCTTCCGTGGTGTTGAATATACCAATGGTGTTGAAAGAATTGGTAATATAGTTAGATTTAGACCATCAGCTGATACTCCAAGTCCACTTTACTACTACTGTAAAGCGGTTAGTTCTGGTCATGCTGATGAAGGTGGAACAGATGGTAATGAAGTCCAAATGACTGTTGATCAGAACAATCCTAGGACATTTGGTTCTGATGCTGAATTTATCGTTGCTCAAGTTACTCAAGTTGATACTATAGTAAATGATGTTGAAACTGGAACTATCACATTAAGTGATGTACAATCAACAGCAGGAACAATTGGAACTTTAAACTTTACTTCTGGAACTGGTTCAGTTGTAGAAGGAACTGCTCGTATCAAGACTCCTTTAATTGAAGGTACTAATGATGTTGGTGGTCTCACCTTTGCTAGTTCTTCAACAATTTTCCAAGGTTCAATCAATATTAATGATTTGATTACATTGAGTCATGTTACTGGTGTTATTCAAACCAGTGGTGAAATTAAATCTACTACTAGATTCAATGTAAATGATAAGTTAAGACTTGCAGAAAACGTTGTTTCTACTACTTCAACTGATGACCTTGTATTAACAGCATTTACTGGAAGACTTGTTAAAGTTACTAATAATACTGCACTTGTCATTCCTTGTGGTGGTGATACCGAAAGACCGATAAATGACGACGCACAAGATGGTGCTATTAGATTTAACACTGATACCAAACAATATGAAGGATATAGTGAAGATACTCAAACGTGGTCTTCTCTTGGTGGTATTAGAGACTTAGATGGTAATACTACAATTCTTGCAGAAGAATCTATTGGTGCAAATGATAACACATTATGGTTTATGAATGATAACATAAACTCTGTGAAGTTTACTAAGGATTGGTTATCATTTGAAAATGCTAAGACAATAAGATCTTCAAATACTGCTGCTCCAAATTATCAGAATTGGGTTGCTAACGTAGCAGTTACTGTTGGTTTGTATCTTAAGTATGGTAATAACCTTTTTGAGGTAATGGTTGCTGGTACTACTGCTACTAGTGGTAGTCCTCCTACAGATCTTACTGGTACTCAGTTTGTTAATGGTACTGCAGAATTAAGGTGGACTCATATTGCAGTTGGACCTCTAATCTTCAGTGAGATTGAAGAATTGAGGATTGGACCTACAGGTGATCTTCCTGTATCAATTAATGGAGATTTAAGATTTGCAGACAATACTATTTCAACAGATGTTAATGATCTTATTGTAAGACCTAATTCTGGTAAGAAGGTTGTTATTGATGCTGCTACTTCTTTGGGAATTCCTGTTGGTACTGACAATGAAAGAGGTGTTTCAATTCAAGGTTCTGTAAGATTTAATACAGATTCCTCACAATTTGAAGGTTATGACGGAACTAACTGGGGTTCTCTTGGTGGTGTTAAAGATGTTGATCAGAATACTTATATCATTCCAGAAACTTCACCAGGTGCTAATGAGAATATTCTATACTTCTTTAATGATAACAATAATACTTTAAGATTAACTACAAATGAACTTATCTTTGATACAATCGATACAGTAAAATCTGAAACTAGTGATGAGTTTGAATTAACTGCATCTTTACTTACTATAGATGCTGCAGCAACTACTCTAGATAACACTTCAGCAACTAATACTTTCTTACATTCTGCAAAGCAATTCTTTGACATTGGTATTTCTGCTGGTTTGACTGTTGATCCAGTTTTACGTTTAGACAATCAGGGAGATCTTACATTTAACATAGGATTTGGTTCTGGTGTGTTTAATGGAGTTAAACTCTATGATAAAGAACTTAAGTCTACAGAACTAACAGATATTAGAACTACCACAAGAGATTTGAATGTAGTTAAAGGAACTACAGATGTTACAGGTGCAGTCATCTATACAACTTCAACTGAACTTTCTGCTAAGGTTATAGTTACTGCACATAACCCAACTACAGGAGATAAAGAGTTTATTGAGTTTGGAGTTCTTGATGATGGGACTGATGTTATCTTTACTGAGTATGGAAATATTCGTACAGACATTAGTTTAGTCACTCCTAGTTTCGTATACACTGAAAATGACGAAGTACGTCTAAATATCAACGTAGGTAGTGGTGTGGCAGATACCCAAACTGTTAATATCACGGTAGTTTCACACGTTACTAAGAAATAAAAATGGCATCTATTAAAGAGAAGCTCGACTCAGTTGGTGGATTTTCAATTGATAAAACAGTTGTAGTCGATGAAGATAGAAATGGTAAAGATTTCAATACACTTGAAATAAGAAATCGCCATTTTAGTGACAGTAAGATTCATACTTTCATTCTTAGAGGTACTAATACTGCTGTACTAGCACTTGATGATGTTGGAACTCAAATAACAATTGCTCCAAACACTGTTAATTTCATTACTGGAAATATTCTTGGTGTAAATCCTCAAGGTGTTGTATACACAGCAAAGATTGAATCTACTGTACATGCAAATGCTGCTGGCGTTGTCACATGTTTGTCTTCTATGACAACTGTAATTAAAGATGATGTACCAACAGGACAAACATGGTCTATTGCACCTATTGGATCTCTTAATAGATTTAGCTACAGCACAACTAGAGCAGGTACTACCAATGTTATTAAGTGGGTTGTTTGTACTCAAGTTATAGCAATTGAATGGCAGTAAGCTAAATAAAGCAGAGGAAAAATAGGCGGAGCCAACGAAGCACCATGAGTTTTAATATCAATTCCGACAAAGAGTTTATCAGGGGAGGTGATCCCAAACTCATCGGTGATAACGAACTTACCATTAGAGGTGGTACAGGATCATCTGAACGTGAGATTTTACGTACTCAACTTGATGCTACCACTGGATTACCACGTGTCGGTATTAACCGAACTGGTCAAAGAGTTAACAACATTCAAATTCTAACGCCAGGCGCTGGTTTTCAGACACCGCCTAGTGTTATTATTGGACCACCTAACGTAGCAGGTGGAATACAAGCCCTTGCCTCTGCCTTTATATTCAATGGTGAAGTTGTTAATATTGCTATTAATAATCCTGGTTCTGGATATACTACCGCTCCCTCTGTATCAATAACAAGCGAAACTGGTGTAGGTGCAACAGGAGAAGCTTTCCTTGATACTGTTGATTACGAACTTGACATCAACGGTGCTATTAGAACATCTACATCTATCATTTCTGATACTGCTAGAATTCTAAACCTTGATATTGATAACTTTATTACTCCTGATGCTAATTTCCGCGCACCATATTTAAAGAATTTCCAGAATAATACTGGTATTCCTTGGAGTGGAAATGTTATTATCCAAAAGGATTCATACAGATATTTTGGTGCTAATCTCTATCAGGCACTTAATACTGGTAAGACTGATGCGGAAAATGCTCCTACACACATCGATGGTGTAGAATTAAACGGAGAAGTTCAATTCCAACACATTGGTTTCCGCGTCCAAGACGAGAATTCATTTGCCCATAATCAAACAGGCGATGATGGTATTTTCCCTCGTTCAGTAACACCTCTACTAGGTGATAGATCAAATAAAATTGCAACTACAGAATACGTCCTCAACCTAGCAACGAATGACGTTGGTGGTCGTGTTTATGTTTCACAGCAGATTGGTAGTGACGAAAATGATGGTCGTTCTGCTGTAAACCCAGTTAGAACTATTAAGAAAGCAGCACAATTAGCCTGGATGACTCCTGGCGTCAAAGAAACTATTATTGTTTCTGGTGGTGATTATGTAGAAGATAACCCAATTTCATTACCTCCTGATGCATCAATCGTTGGTGACAACTTACGTTTGGTAATTGTCAGACCAGCTAACCCTGGTAAACACATGGTTAAGTTTGGTGATAAGAACTATGTGATTGGTGTTACCTATAGAGATAAAGTTGACTCAATTGGAGATCCAGTTTCTACTTGGGACTTTGCTATGGTCTTTGACGATAAGCAAAGAATTATCATCGATCAAGACGCCAACGGAGATGCTGGTGTTAGTTTCCCAGTTGGTCACCAGATCTTTGGACCTGATCAGTTCCGTGTTAGATTCCAAGAGAACACTGGTTTATCAAATCTACAAACTGGTCAAGAGGTTATTGGTCTTAACACTGGTTCTAGAGCACAAATTATTGGTGTTAATTTTGATCAAACAATTGGTGTTGGATCGTTCTTAACTGGTAGTTTGGATGTTACCTTAACCAGTGGTTCTTTCCTAGAGGGTGAAAGTTTTAATTACATCGTTACAGGTTCTGCAGGAACAGATCTTGGACTTACTGTAACTGAGACTGCTGGTGAAATGAAGTTAAAACTAACTTCTGATCCATCTACAGATATTCCACCAGGTACATACGTTTATATTGATGATAATGATGATGTTGATTTCACTAATGGTTTCTATGAAGTTAAGGAAATCAATGATGATGATTCTCCTAATTTCTGGATAGTAGAATTTGTACCTATCCTAGATTCTCCTGAGTGGGATAGCACTAGAACAGCAAATATTGATATATCATCAGCAAATATTGTTGAAGAAAGAATTGATACTACATCTCTTCAATCAATTAGAGCAGAAGGTGAAGTTGTATCTGTTGATAATGATATTATTTCAGAATTACCTATTCAAAGAATTGACTTCTCTCTACAAGGAGATGCAAGTATTACTCAAGATGGTTTCCAAAATGAACAGTTTGGTAATGCAGAAGATATTGGTGGTATTATATTCTACACCAATGACCTTGTTGGTAGAGATAACTTCCATGAATTTAAAGCAGGTCAAGAAATTCTTATTGAAGGTCTTTCAACAGCTGCACCAGATTTATCAGCCCTTAATGGTAAGCAGAGGATCTATAAGGTTCTAGAGGATGCTGATGGTCGTGCAAGGCGTTTTGTTATCCCCAAGAAGATGCCAGGGGTTACAAATGCAAACTTTGATCCTGGACAAAATGCACTTGTAAAGTCTTACTCTAAGTCTGTTACATTATCATTACTTAACTCTCCAAACACATTCCCTTTATCTACTCCTGTAGACAGAAGATATCAAGACGCATGTTTGTTACTACGTAACAATAGAGATTTTATTGCGGATGAAGTTGTTGGTAGAATTAATGATGAATTTAGTAAAAAGCATTATGCAGTATATGATATTGGTGGTACACCAACTAATCAGTTTACACCAACTAATGCTGAATATGATCCATTCTCAGGTTTACTTACATTTACAGTCAACAGTCATGGATTAGATCTTGGTGATGGTGTTAGAGTCGCTGACGATTCTATTGTATTTGTCTGTGCCATGGATGGTTACAGGACAGAGCATTCTAACCCACAAATTCATCATTATTCTCAAGGTAAGTCTCTACCTATCTTATCTAAAACACAGGATACCTTTACAGTTTACGTAGGTAAGACAAAGACTAACCAAGAATTTACACCATCTAATGCAGTCTATGATCCTTCAACAGGTATCATGACGTTGACTATTGGAGCAGGTCATGGACTTGCTGTAGGTGAAGGTATGGTGTTTGCACCAAATTCATTACAGTTCACTTGTAACATGGACGGTAATTCTTCCGTCAAGACATATCCACGTCCTGGAATTGATCCATATGCAGAAAGGTCAGTACCTATAACTGCAATTACAGATACTACAATCTCCTTGAATATTGGAGCACCTAAAGCTGATCAGTATTTCACTCCAACTGGTGCTAATTACAATGCTGCAACTGGTGAAATGGTTCTTACCATTGGACAGCATGGTCTTGGTGTTGGTAGGAATATTGTTATTAATGATAACTCATTAACATTTACTTGTGATAAGGATGGTGATTCTACTCAGCATACTTATCCTAGATCAACTGACCCTGCATATAATAAGTCTCTTGACATTCTTGCAGTAGGAAACACAACTCATACTCCAACTGATGCTGTATATGATGCAGCAACTGGTGTTATTGAAATTACTGTTAATGGTCATGGATTCTCTAATGGAGATTTCGTTAAACTTGATGACGATGCTCTTACATATACTTGTGATCTAAATGGTAATGCTGATAACCATTCATATCCTAGAGCAGGTATGGATAGATCAAGTGGTCGTTGGCTTGAAATCAATAATAAGACTGCAAATACATTTGAAATTAATGTTGGAACTTCTTCTTACACTGGTAACCATACATTTGTAAGTGCTGTTGCTAATTCATTACAGAGACAGACTGGAACTATCACAGTTAATGTTGGTTTTGATTCTAATCCTGCTAATCAGTATAACCATACATTTATTACAGCATCTAATAGTGCTATTAAGCATCTACCACAATCTCCACATACGTTTGCTGGTGCTTCGACAGGTGCTGTTAAGCATTTACCACAATCTGCACACGTCTTCAGAAGAGCAGCTACTAATGCATTAAGCACTGGTGGTTCTGACTTTAAGATTTATCTTGGACCTACTGATGATATACACACTTATGTAAGTGGTGGTACTGTAGACTTTGGTGGACAACAATACGTCATTAGTAATTTTACTTACGATAATACTGTTACAGGTGCTGCAACAATTACAACATCTGCTCCAATTCCAAATTTAGCAGAAGATTCAGTTGTTGAGATTAATGACATTACTGTATCTTGTTCTAAAGGAGAAAAGAAATATCCAGCATTTAATATTCGTTTAGGTGATGATCAGTGTCGTCAAGATATTGTTCACTTCATTAATGCTCTAATTAGAGACCTTGAATTTGGTTCTAACCATAATGTTATTGAAGGTGCTCAAAAATATATCGTTGGTGCTAAGATTGGATTTGTTGAGAATGAGATCATCCAAACTGTTCGTGCAGTTGAATATACCAGACAATTAGCAATCACTTGTATGAGAAACTGGAGGACCGAAAACGGTGTTCCTAGTGATCCTATCTACACTCCTGTATACTCATCTCTACCAAGATACTTTGATGATACTATCATTAACACAACTGCTCCAAACGCACAAGGTGTTGCTTGTGATGATGTAAGAGCTGCTATTGATAGTTTAGCGTATCTATGGGTAGATGTTATGGCAAATAACACATCTGCCACATATCTAGATGCTGCTTACTTAATTTCAAGAAACAAGGATGCTATTGCTGAGCAAGCACTTGCAGATACTGAAAGTACATATCCAACAATGAATTTGGATGATGTACATCAAAGAAAGTGTCGTAGAGATATTAGATTAATGCTTCGTGGTCTAATAAGAGACCTTACACTTGGTGGTAACTCTGGTATTGTTACTAGTTCAGAATTGTATTACACAGGTGCTGCACTAACTGGTATTGATTACGCATACTTAGCACAGACTAGATATGCTTTTGAAAGAGCTGAATTTTACGCTAAGGCAGCAATGCGTAACTGGTCTGGTGGTGACGTCATTCAAACTACTCCATCATTCTCAACTTATGATGCATCTAATGGAAATATTGTTGTTAACTTCCCAGATCCAACTCAAGCAATTACAACTAATGACAGAATTGCATTCCAAGAGGGTGCAGTAACATTTACTTGTGATCAAGATGGTGATGCTACAGAACATGCATATCCAAGACCAAGTGACCCATCATACGGTAAGAGTCTTCCTATTACTGCTGTTTCATCTAGTGCTGGAGTTACTACTGTAACATGTAATGTTGGTATAGGAGGCACTGCATCTGGTTCTACTCACGCATTCGTTAGTGCTCTAACAAATGCAACTCTTATCATTTACAACCCAGTTATTTTAACTACTCCAATTCCTCAGTTTGAAGATTGGAATACTTTAACTGATTCTACTGGATCTGCTGCTATTGCAGTTCACACACCATCAACTGCTACTTACAATCCTGCCAATGGTGACTTCACAGTTACTGTTCCTAGTCATGGATTATCTACATCTAACACAATCCGTATTGCACCAGAATCATTCGCATTCAGTTGCGACATGGATAGTAATTTTAGTGAGCATCTTTTACCAGCAGCAGGTCAAAGTGCATATGGAAATGCATTACAAATAACTGCTACAACTACAGATACTTACACAGTTAATGTTGGTGCTTCTGGTCCTGATCAACAGTGGACTCCAACTGATTCATCATACGAACCTTCAACTGGTATCTTAACATTAACTCTTGGTGAAAATCATGGATTAACTCCAGGCATAGGAATTATCATTGAACCTAATTCATTGACATTCACTTGTACAATGGACAACAATGATTCTCAGAAGACGTATCCACGTCCTGGAATCGATCCATATGGTGAGAGATCAATCCCTGTTCAATCTGTTACTGAGACAACAGTTAGTGTTAATATTGGTATTGCTCCTCCTAACAAATACTTTACACCAACATGGGCATATTACAAAGCAACTACTGGTGACTTAGATTTCTATATCGGTCAGCATGGTTTAGGTGTAGGACGTAATATTGTTCTAGAGAATAATTCATTAACCTTTGCTTGTGATCAAGACAATTATGCTACTGATCATACCTATCCTCGTCCTGGTACTGATCCTTGGGCTAGTAAATCTATTGCTATTACTGAAGTTGAGAAGAGTACACATACACCAACCAATGCACCATATGATGCAGTAACTGGTGAGATAACATTTACAGTTGCTAATCACGGATTTAGTAATGGTGATTATATTAAGATAGCAGATAACTCTCTACAGTATTCTTGTGTTTTAGGTGGTGCTGGTGTTCATACTTATGTTGGTGGTACTGCAAGCAATGCAGTAATATCAGGTGGTAACTACGCACACTCATTTGTATCTGCTGTAGCAAACGGAGTTACATCTAATGTTGGTAACTTACCTAATGCAGTTACTAACGTACAATATACTGCATCCTCAGGTGATATGGTTATCACCTCTAATAGTCATGGATTATCTACATCTAATACAATCTTTATTGCTGACAATGCACTAACATTAACTTGTGCAATGGATGGTAATGCAACTCAGAAGACTTATCCTAGACCTGATGATCCTGCTTCTGGTGCAACCCTCAGTATATCTGCAGTTACACAAAATACATTTACTGTAAACGTAGGTTCATCACCTGCAGTAACTCATGATGTTGCTGATGCTGATTATAATCCTGAGACAGGTGAATTGGTATTAACTACTTCAGGTTCACATGGTCTAACTGGAGGCACCACTTTTACACCTACTTCTGGTACAACATACAACCCAACAACGGGTATTATGAGTATAACAACAACTGTTGCTCATGGTCTTGAAGTTGGTGATAAGATTAAGTTAGAAGATGGTGCTGTAACATTCAGTTGTGGATATGGTGCTGGTACACATAATTACGTTGGTGGTGAATCTGAACCTGATGATGGTGTAGATAAAGTTATTGATCAAAACGGTAATGTATATACTGTTACTGATGCTGATTATACTGCTACAACAGGTGTTTTACAGATGACTCTTCAGAAGTCTAATCGTGCTGGTAGTGCTCATGAATTAACAACTTCTGATACAATACAAATTAAAAATGGTGCTTTAAAATTCAAGTGTAGTGCAGATAACTTTGGTACAACTTATGCATATCCACGTGAGACTGACCCATTTGCAGGAAAACAAATTACTATTGACAGTGTAAGCACTAATACAGTCACTGTTAATGTTGGTGTTAGTTCTACAGGAACTGCTTATCCACGTGCTTCTGACCCTGTAAGTGGTAAGGAGATCGAAGTTCTTGCAAAAACTTCTAATACCATTGATATCCAAGTATTAGATTCTACACCTTCTACTAACACAGATACACATACATTTGTAAGTGGTCTTGCTAATAGTATAAGAAAGATAGGTGTAAGTATTAGACTTGCTCCTGATTCTCTTGCATTTACTTGTGATAGGGATGATAATGGTACAGTCCATACCTATCCTAGAGCAACTGACCCTGCATACAATACAGCATTAGAAGTTGTAGCATATACTTCTAATACTCTTACAGTTAATGTTGGTAAGGCAAGTGCTGGTAAACCATATCCTCGTGCAGGATTTGATTATGTTTCTGGTCGTTGGATTCCTATTTCTGCTGTAACTACAAACACATTTAAGATTAATGTTGGAACTTCTTCTTACACTGGTAACCATACATTTGTAAGTGCTGCAGCAAATGCAATTTCAAGACAGACTGGATGGATTAGAATTAATGTAAATGCTGCTGGAATAGGTGGTGTCGATCACCTCTTTAAGGGTGCATCAACTAACGCTATTAAGTTTGAACCTCGTGCTCCACATACATTTGTTAGTGCAGTTACTAATGCAGTTAAGCATCTTCCACAAGCAGGTCATTCCTTTAGATATACTCAGAATGAATCAATTAGTGTATATGCACCAGGATCTGCTCCTCTATGTGCAAACGTAGAATCTAGCATCTCTACTGAGATGGAGATTGTAGATGGTATTCTAGAGTATGCTGCTAATCCTGATTCTACTTCATCAATTGAACCTGGATCTCTTACTAAGACATATGGAACTCTATTTGATACCTCTGCTCTTATTACATATCCAGATAACACCATCTATGATGCTAATAACCAGAGACTTGCAATTCGTGGTAGTTACGATGATTATCCTATCATTGAGGCATCTCCTTATACACAGAACTCTTCTGTTATCTCCTTCTTAGGAGGTGGTGGTGCTCTAGTTGATGGATCTAAAGTTAAGCAACCTAACTGCCCATTCCCTGGCTTAGAACTTGATGGTACTGCTACCTTCCCGAATCAGGGTAAATCGATGGTTGCATCTGCATTCACGATTGTGTCCTTTGGTGGTACAGGTTACAAGATTAGCAATGATGGTTATGTTCAGTTGGTGTCTGTGTTCGTTATCTTCTGTGCTGATGGTGTTGTTGCTGAGACTGGTGGTTATGCATCTATCACTAACTCTGCTACTAACTTTGGTATTTACGCTTTACGTGCTACTGGATACAGAGATGAACCATATATCTTTGACATTGGTACAATTACAAACGTTTCTTCTACTCCTACTGGTAGAACCATCTTTACTGTTGGTAACCTTGGTAGAGAACCACTAGAACATTACGTTATTAAGATTGATGGTCACTATAATACCAACCCAGATATCGAATTCTTTGTTGATACTGTTGGTGCTGTTACCGTTGGTCCTCCTTTCTCTGCACAATTAACTATTGATAATGGTACTGGAGATCCAGTTGATGTAACTAACATTGCTAATGGTCAGCAGATCTCTCCTGGATCATTGATTGGAGAAACAATTAATCTACACAGACCATCTATCGTTAACTCCTCATCACACACTTGGGAATTTGCTGGATCTGGTACTAACTACCTAGCACTACCTGAGAACGGTGGTACTAAGGTTGTTGCTAACGAGCAAGTATCTCAGAACTATGGTCGAGTTTACTGCTCAGGTACTGACGAACTTGGAGACTTCAAGGTTGGTACATTCGCACAGATCGAGAACAGAACTGGTGCTATTACCTTTACTGGTACTGTTACCATCTCTGAAGTTGAATTCTTGAAACTAAAAGGTGGAGACACTGTTGTTACTGGTTTCGACGCATCTAACACATTGGGTGGTGCTAACTCTAGTGACTCTAAACTACCTACACAGAAGGCAGTTAGAGACTACATCACTAATAACTTAGGACCTTACATCAATAAACCATACTCTACTAACGCTGTTCCTAGAGCATTGGTTGAATTAACAGATTCAGGTAAGATATCTGTTGATCAGATTCCAGCACTTAGACCATTTGAAGTCTTCACTATTGCTAACCAAACAGAAAGACTTGCAATTGAAGGAGCACTTGCTGGTGACATTGCTATTGAACAAGACACATCAACATCATTTATTCTTAACAATGATTTAGATAGTCAATTCTTAGGATTCAGTGTTGATACTTCACTACAGTTTACTCTGGGTGACATCTTTACTGGTAGTGTATCTGGTGGTCGTATGCAGGCTACTGAATACAGACAAGGTGTTGTATTCAGAATCAATATTAATGATGGTGGTTCTGGTTACGCAACTGCTCCAACTATTACTGTTAGTGGTGGTACTCCTCAGTCTGGTTCAGTTGAAGCGAAAGCAGAAGCAGTTATAGCAAATGGTGAGGTTGTTGCAATTGACATAGTTAAATTCAACGGATTTAAAGGTGGTAAAGGATACACTGTTCCTCCTACTGTAACAATTGCTGCTCCACAAGGTACTGGTACTCAAGCATCAGCAGTTGCCCTAATAGAATCTAGATTATATGGTGATATTGTAAACAGAATTAAACTAGAAGATACTGATCAATTTGATTCTAGTGATGTTCCTTCTGTTACTATTGATATTGATAGAGCAGTTAACACATCTGCTAGTGATGCTAATAACTGGGTATCACTATCTTCCAATCAGATCTCTGCATCTGACATTGTATCTGGTGTTGTTGAAACTGATAGATTGGCATCTGGTGGTGCTGCAAACTCATTCACATTCTTACGTGGTGACCAAAACTTTGCACTAGCGGTTCAGTCTATCAAGGGTGCTGAGAAGAGATACTTTGCAAAACTAACTCAGAACTTTAACAGTGGTTCTAGTGAGATGGTATTCTCCACTCTACCTGAAGCACTAGTTGGTCATGAGATTCTAAACAACATTGTTGGTATTCAACCTAATACTAACATTGTTGGTGTTCTAACAACTGGTGGTTCTACAACTATCTCAGTTAACAACCCATGTACTTCATCAATTAGTGCTGGTACTGTTATCGAATTTGAACGTGGTGAATCACCAGTCATCTTTGATTCTACTTACACTCAAGGTAACTTTGTTGATACCATTGTTATTTCTAACGGTGGTACTGGATTTACTAACGGTCAATACTTCGATATTGACTTAGTTGGTGGTACTGGTACAGGACTTAAGTGTAACTTAGTTATTGCTGGTGGTGCTGTTTCAGAACTAACTGTTACTGATGGTGGTAGTGGATTTGATGCTGACTTTAACATCAGTCAACCACCAACTGAAATTGGTGCTGGATCTGGTCTAGTTTTACTTGCTAAGGTCAGCACTGTTAATAGACAGTATGCAAACGTTGCGGTAGACGTTCAGAGAGTTTCTGATCTTACTATTTCTTCTGACCTATATGGTACGATTGGTGTTGCGAGATTTAAGAAGTCTCAGTTTACTATTGGTGTATCAGGTAATGGTTCTGTTGATCTAAACGTTGGTGCTGATTCAGGTCTTGATGCTGACCTTCTAGACGGTGCTCAAGGTGCGTTCTATCTAAACTCTGGTAACCAGAATGCTGGTACTCTACCAACTGACCGACTCGCTGGTACATATAACATTAGTGTTTCTGGTTCTGCTGGTAACTCACTAAGACTTGAAACTGGTACTAACAACCCAACTTCTAACCCATCTCCTGATAACTTCGTTGGTGGTATTGTTGCTAACACTGTTAATAACAGTTCCAACCAGTTAGATGATGGTGGTGCTAAGAACTTAGTAATGACCATCAGATCTGGTGGTACAAGTTTTGATGCTTCATTTGGTGGTGTAAGACAACTTGCATTCACAGATAATAACAACATGTGGTTGCGTGGTTCTGGAACTGGTGTAACTACATTTGGTTCATGGGCGTTAATGTGGAACTCACTTAACGATGGTATTGGATCTGGCCTAGATGCTGACAAACTTGATAACAGAGAAGGTACTTGGTATCAGAATGCTCTTAATATTAATGACGGAACTTTATCTGATAATAGACTACCTGACTGGATTGATCAGACTGCATTTAAAGATAAAGTTGAAATTAGATCATATAATGGTGATAGTCGCTATAAGATCTATGTCTCAGGTCAAATTCTAAATGCTTCACCATTTACTCCAGGTAACGCAATTAATCTTTATAATGCTAACGGTCAGGGTACTGGTGTTATTGAAATTGATAACATTGTTATTAATAATGATTCGGATAATGCAAATGACTACACAATTATTATTGGTAGATTAACAACTGGTAACTTTATTGGTGCTGAAACACTTGGTACAGCATCTGATAGAAAAGAATTCCAAGACTTTACAATTGATATTGGTAACACAATTAACGTTGCTACTCTTGAGAGTGATGGATCTACTGCAAAATTAAGTCTTGGTAGAAAGGATGGTACTGCTTCCTCACCAGGTATTTACTTTAGTTCTTCTGCACTAACTGCAAATTATAATTCTGCAATAGTTGCTTCTGGTGGTACTTCAACTGATGGTTCTGGTTCACTTAACGTTCAGGTAGAAAATGCAGATGCATTTACTCAGAATGGATCTACTATATGGAACGCAGGTAATATTGAGTTCCAGTCAACAAATGTTGCAGATACTGCAGTTAAGCGTGATGGTAATGGTGGATTCTCTGCTGGAACTATTACTCTTGACACTGCTGGTGGTGCTGAACTAATTGGTGCTGCTTCACTTAACGTTCTTAAGGAAGGAGACACAATGACTGGTGGTCTAACCATCGGTACTGGTTCTGCTTCTACACAAGGTCTATCAGTCTCTGGTGACGTTGACTTCCTTGCTACTCTAGATGTTACTGGAGATTTCAATGTTGATAGCGGTGTACTCTTTGTTGATGTATCACAGAACAACATTGGTGTTAATGTAGGAACAACTCTAGTTGCTGGTCTAACATTAGATATCTTAGGTGGAACAGTTGGTGCCATACGTCTACAAGGACATGATAATCAAAGTCATAAGATGTACTTTGATGCTGGTAAGGATGAATACTTTGATGATACAGAACATGCAATGATGTTCCTAACATCTGGTAATGGCGGTGCTGCCGTCAAACCAGGAGAAGGAGCACACTGGATCTTTAATGGTAGAGCAAGAGATAGAGACTTTATCTTCCGTAATAACAGTAGTAATAAATTAATCATCCAAGGTGATGGTGGTGTATTAATTGAAAACAGTGGTACTAATAAAGGACTGATTGTAGATAATGATATTCAAACTAAGTCAAGCTTTGTTGCTGGTGATAACAGTGATAATGCTGGTGCTGGTCTTTCACTACTAGGTGCAACTGGATTTAGAAACTTCAGAGTTGGTAACAACTATGTTGCTGATGGTGTATTTTCTATTGAATACTCTACTGCTGCTGGTGGTAACACCTTTGGTGGTGGAACTATTTTTGCTGGTAGTTTTGACGGATCAAATGCTAGAGTTGGTATTAACACTACCACTTTCCAAGGTAATGACCCTGAAGCAAATAACCAATTAAGAGAATATATTCTTAACGTTGGTGGTGACATTAACATTAATGGTCAACTATATCAAAACAACTCTGAATTCGTTACTTCTAGATGGACAGAATCTCCTAATGGTACTGACATTTACAGAGCATCTAAAGTTGGTATTGGTTTCAGTACCGATAAGGATCCTCAATATGCATTAGATGTTGAGGGAGACTTCAACGTTGTTGGTACTACTTACATTGGTGGAGTCAGACAATATCAAGACTCACAGGGTATTATCAAAGCATTCAATGATACTATTCTATATGATGTTGATCTTGAAGCAAATAGTAATAGTTACTCTAATGGTCCTATTTTTGTTGCTGCTGGTGTTGATATTGTCTTTGGTAATAATGCCAAGTGGACTATCTTATAAATAATCGTGAAGATATAATATCTTAACAATGACTGCAGGATCTGAACTTATTGTCGATCAAATTAATTTGACAGGTGGTCTTGTCATCTCGATGATGACCACTACAGAAAGGGACAATTATTTTAACTCACCAGACCAATCTGGTAAAGGTGCGTTGATTTACAATACAACCACTGGTTACATGGAATTTTTTGATGGTGTCGAATGGACTCCCACTAAAGCTGGTAGACAGGTACAATTCTAAAAAAACGACAATGAATAAAATTATTGCAATAAAAGATATCAGCACTAATAAGTGGACAGTAACTAAGGAAGTTGCTGCTTCAAGAGATCTCCATGTATCTTTTGCTTTCACTCGTGGTGGCGAATCAGAATTTGATTTCACGAAATTAAATTTTGGAATTAAAATTTTCAGAGCATCTGGTGAAAAGGAACAGTTGTTAAACTATAACTGGCCTGTATCAGAAGCACTCCGTCATAAGACAAACAAATCTCCATACTTGGAAGAGTTTGATTTTGTGTGGGATGTAAATGATTCTTATAAGATTGTGATTACTGGTGGAGAAGACATGCTTGAATCAACTCATGAAAGTATGTTTGCTGTACCTAGACCAAATAAACCGTATCCTTCATGGGTATGGGATGGAACTCAGTGGATTGCTCCAGTCGGACCATATTCACAATCATCAACTCCACCTGCATATGCTGTCTCTGGTTCACCTAAGGATACATTTTCTTGGGATGAATCGACAGGAGAATGGAAATTGGATGTAGATAGTCCATTTCCAAGAGATGCACTTAACCTACCAGATAGGGTTATTGATCCTAACGAGTCTGTAGGTTGATAAATAAATTAACAACGTTGTAATAGTAATTAAGGAATAGTATGTCTACCATTACTGTAGAAAAACTTAGGTTGACTGGAGCATTACAAATCCCAGTCTTAACACAAGCACAGATTAATGCTTTGTCTCCAGAACAAGGTCAAATTGTTTATAATTCTGATATTAACTATATTCAGATTTATGGACCATTTAATAACTGGGGATTAACTGACATTGGTACTGGTAATGATTTATGGGATATTGAGAACGCAACTAATAATGGAACCAACTCAATGATCTTTAAGAGTTTGGTTTCTCGTGGTGAACATACAGGACCAGATTCTTCAACAATGAGGTCTAATTATGAAAACAACGCTGGTGCATGGGCAGGTAATTCAAGATTCCTTTATATGTCTGGATATCAAGGTTACCAAACTGTAGCTATTCCTAAAGACGGATTATATAGATTTGAGATTGGTGGAGCAAGAGGAGGAAAATGTTCTAATAGAGGTGTTACCATCATGTATGGTGCATCAGCAAGTGGTGATTTCTATCTAAACAAGGATCAGAAAATTACTATGGTTTGTGGTGTTGGTGGTGGTGACTATTCTTCGCCTTATGGAAATGAGGCTGGTGGCGGTGGAGCGACATGGGTGTATGATGATACTAACAATACCTTATTGATGGCTGCTGGTGGAGCTGGTGGAAGTGCTGGTAACACATGGGGTACAAACTGTACTAGAGATACAAATATTGGAAGAGGGCAATCTACTAACGGTGTACCAGGTTTCACATGTAACTACACTGTTTCTGCACCATCTACGGGTGAAGGTGGAAATGCTAATGGTAACTATCACGGCGGTGCTGGTGGTGGTTATAATAGTGATGGTGCATCTGGTGGAACACACTGTAGTACCGCTGGTGGAGGAAAAGGTTATAATAATGGATTAGAAGGTGGTTTAGGAAATACATGCTATACTACTGGAGGTCTTGCTAACTCTGGTGGATTTGGCGGTGGCGGTGGAGGTCAGTTATCTGGTCCTGGCGCTGGCGGTGGATATACTGGAGGATGTTCAGCAGGACAGTGGTCTTCTTATAGCACCCATGGTGGTGGTGGAGGATCATATAACGCAGCAACTACTAACAACTCTATTACTGCTGGTGGAAATACTGGTACTGATGGTGGTTATGGTGGTTCTGGATATGTTAAAATGACTTGGATTAGTGAATGACACTTGATGAGCATCTTCCTTTCCTTATGGTACCCAGAAGGGTCAGTAAGGAAAGGTTTGATACATGTCTTGAATGTGAACATTTGCGCAAATCACTACAACAGTGTAAACTTTGTGGATGTTTTATAAAAGGAAAAGTTCAATTTCAAGATGCTAAATGCCCCGATGGTAGATGGGGAATCTGGAAACCCAGAAAGACTACTAAATAATACACACACTATTTTACGTGATCACAATGACTCAAACTCCTCAAACTCCTGAACAACTCAGAGAGAATTTTGATAAGCAACTTGCTAATGCAGAGAAGCAGATTTTAGATTTAAAAGAAAATCTAGCAAAAGCAGAAGAATATAGGTTAAAACTTATTGGTGGTTTAGAAACTCTTAACCTACTAAACCCACCAGCAGAAGAGGAAGCACCCTCAGAAACACCAGCAATATAGTCTTAGATCCCTTCTTCCTAAATAGGTAAGAAGGGATTTTTGTGTGTAATGGCATCTCCAAACTCTAGATCAGATCTCATAACGTATTGTAAAAGGCAATTAGGCGAACCTGTCTTGGAAGTAAACATTGACGATGAGCAAGTTAATAACGTTATTGATGATACGTATCAGTTTTTCCAAGAGAACTGTTACAACGGAATGGAGAGATGTTATCTAACACATTCATTAACCGAAGACGATATTACTAGATTCAAAGCTACTACAACCACTACAACTAATGGATCAGATTGGAATGAAGCAACAAACTACATTCCAATTCCAGCACATGTAACTGGTATCAGTAAAGTCTTTGGGTTAGTAAGTAACTCAATTCGCTCTAATCTCTTTGGTGTTGAATATCAATTATATTTGAATGATCTCTATGCATTTGGATCAATTGATATCCTCAATTACTTTATGACCAAGCAGTATCTAGAAACTCTAGATATGGTTCTGAACAATGGATCATTCCAGCAGTTCAGATTTACAGCGCGTCGTGATCGTTTATATCTTGATGTGGATGCTGATTTCTTAGCAACAGATAAGTATCTACTGATTGAAGCACATCGTATGATTGATCCTACAGATGCTACTGAAATGAATAATGATTTATTTGTTAAAAAGTATGCTACTTCTTTAATGAAGAAACAGTGGGGTCAGAATCTAATTAAGTATAACAACGTCCAGTTACCTGGTGGTGTTACTCTTAATGGAAGAGAATTATATACAGACGCATTAGCAGAAATTGAGAAAATCGAAAGCGAAATTCTCAGTAAGTATGCAATTCCACCAATGGATATGATCGGATAAAATGCCTACAAGTCCCTATTTTCCAACATACTACCAAGGTCACAGTGGCGAACAAGGTCTCGTACAGGATCTTGTGGATGAACAAATCAAGTTGTTTGGTACAGATATATATTATATCCCTAAAACAGTCCTAGCAGACAGCACTTTGGATGAAGTTAGATACACTAAGTATCAAGAACAATTCCAAGTCGAAATGCTTTTACAGAACGTTACAGGTTTTGGAGACAACGCAGAGTTCATTAGCAAGTTCGGTCTTCGCATTACAGACGAAGTAATGTTTCGTGTGTCCACTAGAAGGTGGGATGAAGAAGTAGCAGCCAATAATCCTACATTAACAGTTGATAGCAGACCTAATGAGGGAGACTTATTGTACTTCCCATTAACACAAGATATTTACGAAATTAAATTTGTTGGTAAAGAAGAACCATTCTTCCAGTTTGGTAAGATCCAGTTTTATGCTATCACTGCTGAGATCTACGAGGTCGGTAGTGATGACTTTGATACTGGTATCGCAGAGATTGATGCAGTAGAACAACTCTTTGATAATTCTATTAAACTTGTAATGGATCCTGGTGGTACAGGAGACTTTACTGTAGGCGAGGAAGTTGTTGGTGATGAATTCCTAGCAAAAGCTACATCAACTATTACAGGTGATGCTGTAAGTGCAATAACTATTACAGACGGTGGTGCTCACTATAAGGTTGCTACACCACCAACAGTGACTATTACAGGAGGTGGAGGTAGTGGAGCGACAGGGACTGCGACGGTTAGCAGCTCAGGTATCGTTAATAGTATTACTATTACTAGCGGTGGGACAGGTTACACATCTGCTCCTATTGTCACCATTGATTATTCACCTAAAGACAATAGGGCAGAAGTTAAATCATGGGACAATACAACCAGAGCTCTATCAGTCATCAATAGAACAGGAACCTTCACCACTGCAGAAGTCATTACAGGACTGACTTCTGGTGCTAAGTGGAGTCCTGAAACATTTGACACTCTAAATAACGTCAGCAGCAGTTACGATCAGAATAGACAGATCGAAGATACTGCTGATGATATAGTAGATTGGTCTGAGACTAATCCATTTGGCGAATTTGGTAATTTTACAGGTAGTATCTAATGTTAGGATCACATTTTTATAATCAGATTGTTCGTAAGAATATTATTGCATTCGGTACACTCTTTAATAATTTAACGTTAAAGAGTACGGATCCTGCTGACGGTACTGTACTAGAAGAAATTAAAGTTCCTCTAGCATATGGTCCTAAGCAAAAATTTATAGTTAGATTAGAAGAGAACGCATCTAATAGAAAAGTAGCAATTACTTTGCCACGTATCTATTTTGAGTTGATTGGAATTGATTACGATGCTACTCGTAAGACTTCTCCTCTTCAAAAATATAAAACTATTATTGCTGACAATCAAGATGAAGTAAGAGTTCAGTATGTTCCTGTTCCTTACAATATGAGTTTTGAACTAGGAGTTATTGCAAAGTCGCAAGATGATGCTTTACAAATTACCGAACAAATATTACCATACTTTCAACCATCATTTTCTGTGACTCTTAATATGATTCCAGATATGAATGAAAAGAGAGATGTTGCAATAGTCTTGAATAATATTTCTCATGAAGATGCATGGGATGATAGTTTTTATGAGCGTAGATATATTATCTACACTTTAAACTTTACTATGAAGTCTTATCTTTATGGTCCATACAGCACTTCTGATATTATTAAGAAGGCAATCATTCATGAAACACTTGGTGATGCTGCAGTCAACCGTAGAACTATTACAAGAACTTATACACCCAAAGCAACTACAGACATCAACACAGATGGTGTCATCGATGTTAATGATGATGCACTAGTTGATGCTGGTGATGACTTTGGATTTAATGAAGGAATTGAATTCTTATGAGTACCCTAGAAGATAACATGGAGGACATGCTTAACATTAGTGCTGAAGTCTCTAATGTACCTGAAGGTGGTTGTGCTACCAGAAAGGATCAACTTAAGGATGTTACAGAAGATAGAGAAAAGGATTATGAATATACCCGTGGGGAATTATACTCACTCATAGATAAGGGTCAGGAGGCAGTACAAGGGGCGTTAGAGGTTGCACAGGAGTCAGGGCACCCTAGAGCATATGAAGTCGCTGTAGCGGCGATGAAACACGTCGCAGACATGACTGATAAACTTGCAGATCTTCACAAGAAGATGAAAGATCTTGATGCGGAGCAGAAAAAGGGTCCATCTTCCGTAACTAACAATGCTATGTTTGTAG